TTGGATTTAAATTTTTTTCCCGAGAGACCTCCAAAAGAATTACTGGAAATTTAGGGCCTGTAAAGGCTGTAAGTTCTATTGATTTAATTGAAGTTATATTAAATTCAACAGTTAAAATATTTGGTTATGCAGACCAACTTGCTTGTGGCGCTCATCTTTCTGATGTTCTTACAGATGCCGATCCGATCGGTCGTCTTATGGAAGTTACAGAAGATTTGCGTTTAAGCGAATCCCAGACATATTGTGGTATGCCTGTTGTTGGTCAAACCTCTGAAAGCGTTTACGCTGAAGAGGTTACAGTAGCTCTTCGAGCAGCTACTCTTCTTCGCAAATCTTTAGTATCTTCAGCTCCTCAATATGGAGCTGTTTCAAAGTGTTATACCACTTTAACTACTATTAAAAATAATTTGCAAAAGAAGCATATAGGTACTATGAGACCTACACCATGTCCAGTTTTGGTATGTGGTGACCCTGGTGCTGGGAAAAGTACAATTGTAGAAATGATTTACAGGGTGTATTGTTCTGTTAAAGGAATTAAATATACTCCTGGTCTTGTTTACAATCGTAACCCCGGTGATGATTATTGGTCGGGATTTCAACCCTTATCTCAACCAATCTTGCACTTTAGTGAAATTGGTGCCCAAAATACAAAAATCACTGAAACATCCGGAGATCCAACTCTAGATAGTATTTTATCAGTTATTGATAATTTACCATATTGTTGTGATATGGCTGCCTTAGAAGAAAAAGGTGTTACCTATTTACGCTCTGAATTAGTAGTAGTAGATGGGAACACTAAAGACTTTGGTGCCCAATTTGCCTTAGCTGCTCCTGCAGCCGCATGGCGACGTTTTATTAGGATTGATGTCACTGTCAAACCTGAGTTTCGTCCGGATCCTTCTCTAAATCGATTAGATACCCGTAAGGCTTTAGCCAAAATGGAAGATAATTTAGATTTATGGAACTTTACTGTTGTAAAACGAGAGCCGAAAGGCAACGTCAATTATGAAGAAATTGTTTTATTACCAACAACTGACATTTTTGGCCTTGTTCCATTTTTAGAGAATCACATTCGTACTCATATTGAGAACGAAGAAGCTCGTATGGCAAATATTAAGGAAATGGACATTAGTTCATATCTTGCACCAAGAGCGGAATCCAAAGTAGAAGATACTTGGTTTCCTAGTGATTTTAAGATTCCGGATGTACCTCCTCCTGAGGTTCACATTACGGAGTGTCATTTACACACTCATAAGTTTATGTATATACTATTATATCTTACTTTTTTAATGTTATTGCTGAGTTATCATTTACTCATCATATGTTTTTATTTAGTAGGTATATTTATAATATTTATGTCTCCAAATAATACAGTTTTTAAAATTTGGACTATGAGAGCTATTGGCTCTCGTATCGAATATAAAAGAATTGTTATGGATGATATTTATAACACTATGAAGATGACTATAGGTTTTACTGTTCCTACTGAGACAGTTCAACAAAAACCTAGTTTTAAGTATTATAATTATATTTTAGCTTTGACAGCTTTGATATTGATAGTTAAAACCTTGAAATCCACTTCTGCTATCTTCAGTTCTGAAGGTAACATTTTAACATCACCGTTAAATGATTTACCTGAAGAAGATGGAGATATCTTTCTCGAAAAACTTGAGAAAGACACAGGATGCGCTGAACCCCGTCGCGTCCCCCGACCTCGTACTGCTCAACAATGGTCTAATGATTTAGATCCTATTCCATTAGTTAGTAGTAATGAGAAGACTTTAAATGAACCCTATAAAGTCGAAAACACTGTTCAGAAAAATCAACGATATTTAACAATTGTTGGTGAAGAACGTGTTGGCACATATGCCTTAGGTATATGTGGTGACTATGCTATTGCTAATAGACATTCGTTTCGAAAAATGAATGCTCAAAAGCAAAGTTGGTCTATACGAGTTTCTCCATTTAATGGAAGTACAACTCGTAATCGCATGTGTACAGTCACTTCCACAGAAATGACAACACTTGCTGGCGATTTAATTTTGATTCGCCTACATGGCTCAATGTTTTCTGACATTAGAGCCTATATACCTGAATATTTATTAGAACCCCACAGAGCTGGAGTTCGAGCTTCGGTTGGCGGTCATAAAACGATCGTCTCCTTAGCTATGAATATTTCAGTAGATGATGACTTAGAACCTTTTAATATTCGATATGCCGCTCAATATGAGTGGCCGGATCATGAGGTTGGTTGCTGTGGGACTGCAGTTTTAGTGCAATCCCAAAACAGAACTGTAATTGGAGCAATCCATTCAGCTGGTTCTCCTACCAATCCTAGATCTTATGGAATAATATTTAATTCTCTTCAAGTAGCGAAAGCTATTGATACATTGAAGAAAACTTCTGTATTTATTCCTGTCTTATCTGAAGGCATTTGCCGATTACCTATAGCCCAAAATGGTTTACTAACTCCAAGTGAAAAAAGTCCATTATCATGGCATGAAATTCCTTCACTTCGTGTGCTTGGTGGTATTGAGAACTATGTTATACAAAAACCTAGTCCATCCACTGTTAGAACTACTCCTCTCGCAAAATTTGCTGAAGAGCTAACTGGAGTATCAACTAAGAATTCCGATGGAATTCCTTGGTTTTCCGCACCCCCTATGGGGCGGATACGAAACCCTCAAGGTGAAGTAAAATCAGGCATTGGTAATTTTGTTGAGAAAGTGGGCAAAGAGAAGAAATCTCTAGATCCCATAATTATGCGTCAAGCAATTGATGTTATTAAAAATCACATTCTCACTGAACTGAAGAAGAGAGGTATTACAAAACTCTCTCCTTTAGATCTTGAACATGCCGTAAATGGCAGTCCAGAAAATTATACAATGCGTTCTATAAAACCCACTACGTCTGGTGGTGTATTTTATGGAAATAAAATGAAGCATACTGAAAGAGTGCAATTACCTTTCAAGAAAGATGCTTTAATGCCCCTTTATAGTGTGCGTTCTCAAGTTGCAACAGCAGCTATGGCATACAAAGAGGGAATTTGTGCTCATCCAATATTAGGAGCGCAATGTAAAGATGAACCTCGTTCGACCTCTAAATGTTTGAATGGAGATACACGCGTTTTTGCGATGTCTTCATATGAATCAATTATTCTAAATAGAATGTATTTAATGCCCTTTTATTCACTAATGTGTGAACATGGTGACATTTTTTCCACATCTATTGGAATTAATATGCATTCTACAGATGTTGATGATTTAATAAACGATTTTAAGAATTTTTCTCCAAATATGATGGAGGGAGATTATAAAGGTTTTGACACTTCTATGCCGACTGAAATTGGTATGGGTGTTAACACCTTAGTTTATGAAATTGTTGAAGAATTAGGTTATAATGTGGAAGCTCTAGCTCAAGTACTTGGAATAACTTCTGATAATTTGAATCCTACAGTTCTCATTGAAGGTATTTTAGCGATAATTACATCGTTTCAACCTTCTGGTAAGTATGCTACAGCTGAAGATAATTCATTACGTGGATTAATTATGCTTGTTTATGCTTTTATTGTGATTAACACGCGATTAGGCAAACAGAAATATCCCGAATTGAATATTTCTATAAAGTACAAACCTAAACATTTTTTTCAATATGTTTTGGCACGTACTTATGGTGATGATCTTTTAGCTTCAGTGAAGGTTGGTTGTGAAACTTTTAACAATTTAACCTATCAGGCAGTTTGCCAGGTAGCTTATGGTATTGGTTATACTGACGCTCAGAAGCGTTCTGAAATGACCAAATACCTACCTTTATCTGAAACATCTTTTCTAAAGAGAACTTTTATCTTTAGAGAAGATCTAAATCATTG